CCACGGTAAATGTGGTGCCGTTGGTCAGGGTGATGATGCGCGGGTTGCTGTACACCGCCCCGTAGATGTTGATGTCGGTGGTAGCTGCCCACGTCGAGCTGCTGCTGTTGTATTCCAGGCGGCTGTACGCTCCGGGGCTGGTGGCGTTCACGTCGTACAAGTCGTCGAGGTACAGCTCGCCGAGGTCGGCAAGGGCGGACGGGACGGTGACGTTGTCGCGGATGACGCGCACGTCGTACGTCTGCGTCAGGGTGAAGAGGTCGATGGCCTCGAAGACGTCGGTAGCCTGGTTCGTAAGCCGGATTTCTGCAATCGTATTGCCGCCATAGCCGTCGAGGGCCGCACGTACCAGCACCGCCAATGCGTTGGCGTCTTTGGGCTTGTCCTCGATGATAGTCACCTGCACGGTGTTCGTGTCCATCGTGCTGGTGCTGTCGTGCGTGTCGGCAGGATCGGTGCTGATTTGCTGCACCACGATGGCCGGGATAATACCACCTTCGAGCCGAGACAGCGGGTAGATGCGGTCGGCGGTGGTGATGGCCGTGACGTTGGCGTCTGCCTTGAGGATGTCGATGACGAGGTTGATCATGCGAAGCCTTTTTTGCGCTTGTAGCGGTCTATGATTTTGATGGCGTCCCGGTTGAAACGCTCCACCGCCACGTCGCCCTTGCTGTCGAGCACCTCCTGGTAGATGTCGTGCCCGGCAAAGCCTGGGTGCTTAATCTTCTGAATGCGGTGGATGTATCCCGTTTCTGCATTCCGCACCATAAAGCCACCTTTTCCTGTGCTCCGCGTGCCTATGATTCCGCCACGTCTCGCCTTGCCAATGCCGCCAGTGCGCACTTGGGGCTGACTTCCCTTTTGGATGAGGTGGTTGTACTTAACTGGCGCGAAGGTGGTAGGCGTTGCGGAATCCATGAACGTGCTCACAGGGCGCACGCTGAAACGCTTGTTGGCCGTTTTCAGCACCACGTAGGGTGAATAGCGCTTGACGTTACCACGCACCACGTGCTGCGACTTCGACCACGATCCGGAGCCGCCGAGCTGCTTGCCAAGGCGCTTGGCCTCGTTGCGCAGGACGGAAGCCGCATTCACTTGGGCCGTAGCTACCGAGCCGCCCTTAAGCTCCAGGGGGAGCTCTTTTAAAGCAGCCTCTATAGCCTTGATGCTGGCCGCATCCACGCGCACGTTGAAGCCTGCCATCAGTTCCGAAGCTCGGTAAAGACGCGCAGACCTTCGCGCCGGCCAATCTCCTCCACGCCTACGATGTAGTAGTACTGGCTGTTGTACAGGATGCGCATCGTGGAGTTTACCGTCGAGCGGTAGCGCATCGTCCACTGCGTACGCGTGAGGGCCGTCTGCCGGTCCACCTCCACGACCTCGCCGGAGCCACGGTCAAGCTTGTCTGCCCACACCGTCGCCAGCGTCGTCCATGTCACCACGTCGTAGTTCCAGTCGTCTTTGGTCACCGTCGGCTGCTCGATGACGATGCGGCGGTCCATCTTGCCGATTCTCATGCGTAGACGCGGTAGGTGGACAGCAGTGCCTGCACGCCCATGGGTAACTCGGTGGCAATGGTACCGGTCACAACCTGCTGCCGGTTCTCGTAGTAGTGGCCGCACAGCAGGCGCATAGCCTGCAGGATAGGTCCGGGCACCGTGCTGTGCCCTGCCGTCGTGTTGATGATGACTTGGTTGTATCGCTCGAGGTAGACGGCCGGAGGTGCGTCGAAGGCGATGCGCTGGGGCGATCCCACCAGGTCGGCATACCACCGCGCCGTCGACAGTGTCTGCAGCACGTTGTCGACGTCGTAGAACTGCACCGACGAAATAGCTGTGACCGGGCCGGCCGGAAACTGGTTGTCCTCAAAGGAGTCCATGTAAAAGGTCACCGTGCCCGAGCCGAACAGGCGGCCCGTGTATTCCTCGCACGCCTGGCGCGCCGAGGTGAGCAGGAAGCCGAGCGTCGTGTCGTCATCGTTACCGTCCACCCGCAGATAATTCTTGAGGTTGGCGAGGCTGATGAAGTTGGTGTCGGTAGGCTCCGCCGCGCGGCTGTATCGCATAGTCATAGGTCAAAAGTAAGAAAGCCCGGGGGAGTGCCCCGGGCCTTCTCTATGGTGTCAGCTCTGCAAGGATTACGCGCCCACCGTGAACCGGACGTCGCCCGTGTGTGCGAAGTCGGAGTCGGCGTACATGTTGAGGATGAGGCGAGTAATGCCCGTCGCAGCCAAGGTGTACGGGTCGATAACCAGGTCGGCTGCTCCGCCGCCCCAGTATGCCACGTAGCAGTTCTCCATGTTCGCGATAACGATCGGAACGAGGTCGGCCTCGTTACTGATAGCCGTCGATGCCGTGCTCGTGCTGTAGACCTCGGAGTAGACATCGTACGACGCGTCCGTGATGAGGCCAGCAGCTGCGAGCGACGTGCCGTATGCCTGGTATCCGAAGATGGCGTTGTCCTGCATAATGGGGATAGCGCCGCCGGAGACTGTCGGGGTGTAGCGTGCCGTAGCGAGCAGGCCGTGCGAAGTGATGAACGCCGTCGTGTTCGTCAAGGCGTTGGCATTGCCGAGGGCTCCGATGAGGCCGGAAGCCACCTGGGAGGTCAAGCCTGCGACAGTAGCGGCTGCCGTTTCGTTACGCTTCACGAACGTAGAAGCTGCAGCAGCGATGACCTTGGTCAGGAACATCTCGTCAATCTGTGCGGCAGAAGCCCGTGCAAACTGGCGCTGAACCGTAGCGTCGATGCTTTGGTTCATAGCTGCGAGCAACTCGTTGGTGATGTCGATACGCGAAGCCACACGCTGCGGAGACAGCTGGCGTGCTGCGATAGCTGCTGCACCCGTTGCCGACGCCGTTTCGTTGATGATGTCCGTGCCGTCGTTAAGCGAGGGCAGGTTGATGTTTCCAGCGAGGCCGCGCAGGACGTTGGCGCCTGCCTGCTCAAGGATAGGGGTCGGGACGAGCGCCTCGAGGACGTTCGTGTTGGATTGGCCGGGGACGTTCGTGCCACCGATAGTCGACGTGTTCCGGAGGATGAAGCCCGGGATCTGGGCCAAGCCGCGGACGCCTACGCCTGCATTCTTAAGGTCGGATGCTGCCTGCTGGCTCATCTCCGCCTCGAGGCCGGTCAAGCGCCCAGTCATCGATTCGCGGACGAGCTTGCTGATGGAGTAGCGTTGCTGGATTTTCTCCTGCTCGAGCACCTCCGGCTGCGGGGTTGCAGCAGAAAAGGCAGCACGCAACACCTGCGCCTCGGTCTTCTCGGCGCGCTCAATTTTCGCGTCGAGCGCCTCGATTTCGGTGTGCAGGTTGTCGACGGCCGTCTCTTCGGTTTCGTTGAAGGACCGCTGCATCAGCTCGGCCGATTCGGTCAAGCTCTTGAGCTGGTTCAGCTTGGAGGCGCGCAGCGCCTTCATGTCGTTGAGGTTCATGTATGGAAGTGTAAAGGGTTTCGGGTCAAAGGTAGTATTTGCCGAGATATTGGTATTTCGGCTTTGGTTTTCCTCGAGGTCGTCATCCGGGCTGTCGTCCGGCATGTCGTTCGGCATGTCTTCGGAGACCTCCTCGGTGTAGTCGTCAATCATCGCCTTGATGTCGTCGAGCGATTCAATGATGTCGTCGAGCAGGTCGTCGGTCTTCTCGTCGCGCTCCTCCACCTCCGTCGGCAGGAAGTTGACGCCGCGCGCCGCCATACGTGCGGCAACGGTGGTGGTGGGTGAGGCGGGGTACGTTACCGGGCTGACGTCGTACAGCTGGCCCACGCGGGTAATGGTCCGCATGCTCCTGTCTTTGCTCCATTCGTCCTCATCAATGGTGAAGGCAAAGCTCGACTGTGTGATGTCGCCGCGCTTGATGAGCTTGTACAGGTCGCGCCCTTCGCTGGTGTCGGCGAGCATAGCACGGTAGTGGAGGCCGCGCTCGTCAATCGTCAGCTCGAGGGTGCCGTTCGTGGTCCGCGCCAGCGGGACGCCGGCGTGGTTGATGAGCAGCCGGACGTCGTCCTCCGTGCGCCCGTCGAAAGCGCCGGGAGCTACACGCTCCTGGAAGTAGCCCAGGTCGTAGCTGTCCCCGAAGACGGAGGCATAGCCGCTGATGATCATATCCTCTAAAGCCCGCACCTCCATGGTACGCACCTCCACGTTGGGGCCGTAGATGTTCCGCAGCTCTTGCTCGCGGTCGTTGTTGTTCTCTTGCATCTCTTCGACTTTTTTGGTCGCCCACGTCAGGCCGGCGTCGCCACCCCACAGCAGGTAGCTGATAGTGCCGCAGGCTTCGGTGTCGTCCGGGTTGTAGTATGTCCTGGCGCGGGACAGGAAGCTGTACATGCGGACCGTCCGCTCGTGGCTAATGGTCTCGCGGTTGGCAAGTATGCGGGCCGTCTCTTTCCCCACCGGCGTAGCGCAGCGTCCGTCCACGGCATCGTTAAGTTCGATGCCGCGCCGTGCGTTGTCCGTCACTGCCTGTGGGTAGTCGTTATATGGCATCGCTGCTGATTTTTGTGCTGTAGTCCGACATGCTGCTCAAGTCAAGCTGGTTTACCTGCACCAGGTGGATGTCGCCCTTGGCGCCGATCGTGTTGTAGTCCTCCATCGTGCGCACCTCGTTAATGGTGAACACCCCGTCTGTGAGCATTTGGTGGTAGTAGTCGCTGCGCGCTTTCGTGTCGCCACGCAGCAGGTCTTGCATGTTGAACTTGGCAAAGTAGTCCTCCCGCTCAAACTCAGGGATGAGCTTGAGGTTGACCTCCTGCTCGATGCGCGTAGCCCATGGCACGACGGTGTGTCGTGCGAAGTTGCGGCCCTGCTCTTCGGTATTGCTGAAGGTCGTCTGCGTGGCAACTCCTACGATATACGGCGGGACGCCCATGATCGTGCAAATGGTCTCGTCGCTGTAGCGCCGGGTCTGTAGGAACTGCGCCTGCTCGGGAGGCAGTGAGATTTGTTGGTACTTGAATCCAAACGGCAGCACCTTGACGCCGATGCCGCCGGTCTGCCACGACCGCCGCACCGCGTCCATCTGCTCGTTCTTGATGGGGTTGTCGGTAGACAGGATGCCGAGCATGGAGCCGTCGGAGCCAAAGAAGTCGGCGCCGTAGTTCTCGGCCGCCTTGGCGATGCCGATGTTCTCCTGGTGCAGCTCGATAGGTGACTTTCCGTTGAGGCAGCTGACAGCCAGCACGTCCTCGTAGCGCAGGTCTCCCAGCTCCGCGTGACGCACGAACAGCATGCCGTTCATGTTCATTAGCGTGCAGTCGTTCGTGTGCAAGATGTGCAGCTCGGTCGGCCGGCCGTCGAAGGTGTTGCGCTTGATGTGCGCGAAGGC